AGCCTGTTATTATTTCGGTGTTGATTTGGTTGGATGCGAGTTAGATAAAGATTATTTTGAAGCGGCAAAGGCTAGAATTGAACAATCTACATCACAAATGGATATGTTTTGAAACAACAAGAGTTACCACTACCCACAGAATTTGAAATGATCACAGCGGAACAGTTAAAGCGTGAACTTCCAAATTTAAAAAATGCTATTGATGTGGCAAGCAATATGGTTAGTAAGTGGAACGAGTATAGAATCGAAAAAGGGTTAGAGTCCTGGTAAAAGGAAAGTAAAATGAAAGTTGGCGACAAAATAAGATGTTTTGAAACTATGATGGGTCATGTAATTGGCACTAACGACTTTACCGTTGAGGAATTCCGTTATTGTCTTGGTGTATTCGAAAGTGAGCAACACAGGATAACGCAACGGTTTACGCCTTTATGTGACATGTATGAACCAGCACCAGATTCAAAAAAGAGATACATGAGTAATTTTGGTGAATACAACACCAAGTACGTTCAATATTGGATGGATTTACCAAGGGATTAACTAATGGTGATCACTATGAAACGACAACAAAAGAGAAAGAATCACGCTGACGTAACAATAGAAACAGTTTTTATTTTAGTTGTTGTTTTTTCCGCGATTTTGTTATTGGCTTATATGGGTAAAATGGGTGGTGTGGTATGAGCTATTCTGACAATTTAACTGTGGAAATAAAGTCTACTTTAAAAAAGCATAGGCAAGCTAGAACGGCACCTAAACCATGTAAAATTAAAAGACTTTTTAGGTTATATAAGTACCAATGTATGTCGATGGGTGCCTTTAAGTTAGCTAAGATTTTTAAAGAATATAAGCATTACAAATATAATTAACTAGCGAATTGGAGAAGGAAATGTACAAGTACGCATTTATAGAAAACATGATAACTATTGTCGCATGTGCTGTATGTGTCGTTGGGTTGGCTGCATTTACAGATGGTTATTGGGGTTGGGGGTTTTTAATAATGCTAAATGCAAACTCAGTTAAAACAAAATAACACTGTAATTAAGGTATAAAGCTATGACTAAAGCAAGCGAAATAATAAAGGACAGTTGTTGCGGCCAATTGCTTGATGTTCCGGTTTTTGAATTGGTTGCTAAGGTTGAGAAGTTAGAGCGCGAGAATGAATCATATAGAATCAGGGTTTGTCAAATGTGCGATGGTCACGGAATGATTGGCAATATACTTGATTCAATCGATTGTCCTGACTGTGTAAAAGCGAACAATTTAATTAAAGCTGAATCAATTGATAAATTAATTAACGAAGTTGAATTGTATTTATGGAAACACAACAAGGTAGAAATTCATTCTAATTTGTTAAAGCCGTTCTTAATTAATTATCTGAAGTTTCAACTTGAAAGGATTACTAGTAATGAGTAGCAAGTAATTTTTATTAACTAGCGAATTGGAGAAAGAAGAATGAACAAAACAAAGGCTACAATCATAATCATGCAATTAACTATATCGGCTATTGGGTGTTATTTAATCGGAGATATAAAAATAATTGTCGGAGTTGTTATGTTTTTGTGGGCCAATAATTTTAATTATGTAAAGAAAGCTAAGATTGAAGATGTTTAGCTCTTTACTAATAATAAAGGCGCGTAAGTAATGGCCGAGTTATCTTTTATCAAAACAAATGCCGGGTTAGTGCCTCACACTGAGCACGACAAGGACATTTATGATAAATGGAGGCTTGGCGCTATTATCGCCGGTAGCTTTAAACAAATACGCAACCCGAAATTTCTTAGAAAGTTCTTTGCTCTTTTGAATTTGACATTTGATTATTACGAACCATCAAGCGGTGTGTTAACGGAAGACGAAAAACGAATTGCCACAAAAATATTCATGACGCTTGATAATTACAATAATAATAATGGTTTTTTTATCGACTATGGTCGTGAATTTATGCGAGCAGAAAGCCAAGAACGCCGGGCAACAATCCAAACTATCGAAAAAGCCTTTGAACCGTTCCGAAAATGGTTAACTATTGAAGCTGGTTACTATGATGAAATAGCTGTACCTGGGGGAATAATCAAAGAAGCTAGATCAATAAGCTTTGCCAGTATGGACGAAATAGAGTTTAGTCAACTTTATAAAGCTGTTTTTAATGTTTGTTGGCACTTTGTTTTAAGCCGGGTATTTGTAAGTGAATGTCAAGCAGAAGAGGCAGCAAATAACTTGTTGAGTTTCACATGATTAGTTACAGAAGCATAGCAAATAGAGATGATAAGAAATTTCATCAACGTTGTAGGAAAGAGCTTGGAGCTTACCTGTACAAACAAATTGTTTCTAGTGCCAGTTTAGCTTTTCAAGAAGCATATAAAAACGAACCAAACGAAATCAAAAAAGAAAATGCAGCAAGGCGAGCGGCTAATTTAGTTTATTATCATGCTCTCAAAAACAAAAAGGCGCACGATAATGGCAAAAAGTAAAAACGCAAATACAAAACAAAGAAAGTGGATGTCTGATATTGCGGAATTCGCTAGTGATCAAGGGTTGTATCTTATTTATGGTGATAAGTATCATGACTCGCCATTTGAGTTGCATCACGCGCTTGGCAGAAGCGCAAAGCACAATAAGGTTGCTATTGGTCACTGGTTTATTATTCCTGTGCCAACAGAATTACACAAAGTTTTAAGTGATCACCCTGACAACGTTACCCATTTTAAACATAGATTTACTGATAGATTCGGCAGTCAGAGATCTATATTTGATGAAATGTACGCCGCTATGTGTGTTGATGGTTATGCTGTTCCACCAGATGAAGTGCATAACGCTATCATGGATACAAGGGCTTGATTATGTTTAAAATAAACATTAAGGCACTTTCTGTAAATCTAGCTTGGCAAGGAAAGCGGTTCAAGACCAAAAAATATAAATATTACATCACCGAAATGATGTATATATTGCCGCCATTAAAAGTATCTAAAAATAAGCTTACGTTAGAAGTTACCTTTGGTTTTTCATGCGAAAAATCGGACATAGATAATCCGCTTAAGTGTTTTATTGATTGTTTGGAAAAGAAATACAAATTCAATGATAAAATGATTTTTAAATTAATTGTAGAAAAAGAGATAGTTGAAAAAGGTAGTGAATTTATATCGTTTTCACTATACGATAAAATTTAGTTTTCTAACCTAATTGGGTATCAACATGAATGATGATTTTTGGGAGTTGGTTACATTTATATCAGTACTAGGTTTTTGTTTGTGTGCTGCTCAGTTCTTCCTTGGTAATTGGTGTATTTATACGCTATCTGGTTACTTCTCATGAAGAGTGGTTACGGTTGTATTGATAATATCAACTTTGAAATAGACGATCCAATTAGCAATTTGGATTTAATGGGTAGAATTGCATACGCTAGGGATCATAATAGAATAGCTGTCTTTGTTAAAACTAACGGTGATGTGTGGGCTATATTTGCTGATACTGTGCTTGGGCAAAAATATATAAAACAACCAATAGAGGGTAGTGAATTAGTTGGTTGTTTTTGCAATACGGACTATGTACACGTTTATGATAAAATAAGATTAAAGATTAAAGAATTTAGACGGCTGGCTTAACGTTCTCAATGATGTCTACAGCGAACTGAGACAATCTGCCGGTCGTCTAATCCAATTAAGGAATATTATGAAACTAATTACATTTAGCGATAATGTAGGAACATGGGGAAAGCTTTACGATGGCGATCGATTTGTTTGTTATACACTCGAAAGACCCTGGCTAAACAATAAGCCAAATATTTCATGTGTTCCCGCTGGTAATTACGCCGTCAAACCGATTGTAAGCCCTCGTTTTGGTGAAACGTACTATTTGCACTCGCTAAACGATAAGGGCGTGAGACTTCATGGTCCGGCAACAAGAACACACATTTTAATTCATAAAGGGAATCTTGTTAGCCATACTCAAGGTTGTATTATTGTTGGCAACAAATTTGGCGTTCTAAAAGGAGTTAGAGCAGTTTTACATAGTGGTGTGACGTTTAATGACTTAATGGATGAATTGAACGGTAAAGAATTTAAACTTCAAATTATTAGGAATTAAGGTGGTTAATGTGAAAAAAGTAATGATGTTGTTATTTGTATTGTTTATATCAGGCTGTGCAGGATTAGGAAGCATAATCGCTAAGGGTGCAGATGCTAACGATGCCTTGGTTAACGGGTCGATAAAAGGCATGTGCGACGTATATTCTGTGGGTTCAATAAAAAGGAAGTTTCCCACGAAGGAATTAAGGGAATTATATAACAAAATGTGTTCGACGCTTAACGACACGGCTAACGAACTTTAATTATATTTATGTAAGTTTTCAGGTATCTTAGCAAGGGGGTTTTTCTTAACGATTGAACCCCATGCTAATGTAGTGATAAACCAAGTTCTAGCCCTGATATAATAATCTTCCTTTAACAGTAAGTCATAAATAACAAAACTAGCTTGCCAATTCGTTATCTTTGAACCATCATCCCACACTTGGTATTTTTTAGCTGTGTCATGAACCCACCAAGAATCAGAATCAATATCAAAAGCCCCGCTAGCACCATCAGACTTTTCATCAAACAAAACAGTAATGCGTTTATTGTATCGCTTAGAATAATAAGTAAACTCTTCTTTATTATAATAAGTACCGCTAAGTTTTGTCATGCTAACTCTTCCATTGAAGCCGTAAGGAACGAAGCCGGGGCAAATAATACCCCCGCTTGCGCTAGTTCTAATGTTATTTGTAACTTATTCATTACGAACCGCCTAAAAATTTAACTTGGTCGGCGTTAAGTGCAAAATCGTATATTCTCAACTCGTTAATGTGGCCATAAAAGTCGAAGACTGCACCTAGTGTTGACTTGCCTATGTTAATTAAGTCTAAACCTTCTGGGGGGACCGTGCCTGCCGCCGTCGATAAGGGCAGACCGTTCCGGTATATAGCCGATGAATCACCATATACCAGTGTCACGCTTTGTTCTTGGTTCAATAGTATTGAGGGGGTGCTTGAAACCTGTGTAACACCACCAGACGTTACAATATATTGGTCTAACGTTCCGAGCGCATTGGCAGCTATTAACAACCTTTCGGTGTTTACTGCCGATGTTTTTACTATTTGCAATACAGACTGAGCATTTGCATTAGCCCCGTAATTGTACTTAATAAAAACAGTGCCATTACTTGGGTCAACATTGTTATTAAATGTCACTGCGATATCGTCCCTGCCACGCACAGCCGCAACCGTCGTTGTTGGTATTCTTGAACTGGCAGAAGCTAACGGTTCAATTTGACCATAATCAACCTCTATTTCATCCGTGGTGATTGCCATTCTAAACCCTATAGATGGGTTAGCCTGAGTCGTGGTAACAGAAACCCTAGTATAAGAAACTGAATTCAGTAAGCTTGTGATATCGGTAAAAGTCGATCCGCCATCGTCCGTTATTTCAATAGTTCCTGTTCCGGTTTTTCTTCGTACATCGAAAGAAAATGTTCTTTCTGCCGATCCAAGTGTTATTGGTTGAAATACCGTTCCATTAATGGCGTTTGCGGTCAGTGTAGATGCGGAGCTTGCAATTCCATCATGGCCAATTGCGTCTTTAACTGCTGTTATATTTGTTTTAACCCAAACCGCGTTAGATAAATCACGAGCCCATAAAGCCTCGTTTCGGCTAGCTCCTTCAATTAAATACCCTTCTTTTTCTTCCCTTGGCGTGTCAATAACGCCCACTTGTACAATGTCGTAACGATCAACAAATGTTCCTGCATCCGCTCGCGTCCAAGTTATAGAGCCAGCTATTGTGTCTTCAAGTTTGTTTTTCTTTAGTATGTGCAATAGCGGATTATCAAGTTTTGATTTACTCAACGGTATAATTGCAGCATCCAACAAAACTTGGCTTGCTTCAAATTGGTCAACTAAAAATTGATAAGGCGTAAACGGCGTTACAACTTCGTTAATCGTGATGTCTATTGATGGATCGGTGCTTGTTAATAAGTCCTCGAAACTACTCGTAATAGCCAGCATATTAGCCGAGGTATCACTTGCTTTCTGAACCGCGTCACGCAAGCCCTCAATTGTATAAATCGTGGTGAATGGTTCGCTGGTTTGGCTAGCATTGGGCCAATTTTCACGTAAAGTTATTTGTCCAACCGTGCCGCTAATCGCTTCAACTGGTGGGAATGTAGGATCACCAATAAAAACAGCCGTACCGCTAGTAACCTGAGAAGCATCAACGCCACCATCAAGCGTAACGATTTTAGAACCATTATTTACTGATGCTGTGCCAACTACAAATCCTGAAGCCATTTTTAAATCCTCTTGTTATGGCTGTAACGCCAATATTGCAGCACTTAAGTCGTTTATAATAACAGAAATATCGTCTGTTGTTCCGGCTGAATCGCGTTTAGCAAATGCTTCGCCCGTCATTGTTATTTCGTTATTTACTCGTAAGGCGGTCGCATTAGGAGAAACAATATCGACTCTTGGGCCAACAGCACTAGTATTACTGAACACAGCGCTCAACGCGGTAATTATCCCGCTAGTTATTTTCCATTCGGTACCGGCTGCACCTATAGCGCCAGGGCCTGCCCATAATTCTCCGTCCTCCATTTGAACTTTAGTGCCAAATTCACCGCCACCAGTGTCTTTTGTCCTGACAACAGCGCCAATTACTATTGCCCCGTCTATGGTGCCGGTTGCCGTGATATCTTCAGCAAATAGGTTATCAACATCAATCTGTGTAGCCGTTAACGTGTTGGCAACAATCTTATCGCCTGTTATTGTTGTGCCTTGTATTTTTGCACCGGTAATAGTTAAGGCCGCTATCTCATTTGCTGTTATGGTCAACGCTGCAATTTTTGCCGCTGTTACCTGATTGGCGCCAAGTTTATCAGTGAGTATTGCGCCCGCAAGTATTTTTGATGCTGTTATTGCATTAGCTGAAATCTCAGCGGCAGTAATTGTTAAGGCTGCGATATTACCAGCAACAATAGTATTTGCTGCAATTTCATTTGCTGTGACGGCTGTTGCTATTAATTCAGACGTGCCAATACTGTTTGCTGCCATTTCATTAACTGAAATTGTATCGGCTGCAATCTCGGCGGCTGTGATTGTGTTAGCGACAATCTTAGCTGCTGAAATAGTATTAGCAATAATCTTATCGCCTGATATCGTTAAGGCTGCAATCTTATCGCCCGTTATTGTAAGTGCGACTATCTTATCTGCTGATATTGTTAATGCAGCTATGTTTGCGGCTGTTATCGTTAAAGCGGCTATTTTTGCGCCCGTAATAGTTAGGGCTGCAATCTCTGACGCTGTAATTGTTAGGGCCACTATTTTAGCGGCTGTTACGCTATTAGCCTGAAGTTTTGGCGTTGAAATAGCGTTATCCGATATGTCAGTTGTACCGATTGGAAATTTATCTTCCAAATCCGTAATGTCAGCAGTTATCGCTGGAATTGTTACGTTGTTGATAGTATCTATGTCGGCTGTTATCGCCGGAATAGTAACAGTGTTGATCGTATTTATATCAGCGGTTATCGCCGGAATAGTAACAGTGTTAAGTGTGACTATGTCGGCTTCAGCAACAATTAAATCTTGTTCAGCATCAAATAAACGTGCATTCAATACCGGTATTGTCGTGTCGTTTAGTGTGTCTAATTCAACTTGTGCTTCAGCAAGTGTCGCGTCTGTTTCCGCTATAGATTCCGTTCTTAACGTTGTTTCTTCCTTGATTTTGTCACGGTTGACTATGCCATCAGCATCTATTAAACCGTCACCGAATATTTGGCCTATATCACTAACTAATTCATCCCAAATGCGAGGTATTTGATCTAGTTGGTCTTGCCATTCTGATTCAATCAAAACAACAATAACATCACTAGAAAGCGTTGTTACGACCTGGCTAGCAAATGCTGATCTACCTAATGCGTTTACAGTCCTTGCAAAAACAGTATGTTCAGTGTTTGGATCTAATGATGCGAATACAATTGATTTACCTAAGCCTAAAATTGGCGATGTGGTATCTAATGCGAATTCAAACTGATCGCCAATAGTTGCCCCTGACAATTGGGGAACAGCGGTTATGTCAAATATGCCTGGGGTAACAGTTATTGAATCCGGTATAATTGGCAATATCAACGATAAGTTTAATAGCGCTGGATCTGCTTCAAAGCTAGCATTTTTAGCATAAACCTTTATTTGATATGTTCCAGCAACAAAATCAGAAAATTGAACTTTATTATCAGTAACAACGCCCTCTTGTATCAATACAGGAGGCCCGCTTGTTTCGAACACTTCAAACCTGTGCTGAGTCACCATCGAATTTAATGGATCAGTCCAAGTTATTTCAAATTGCAAATCAGAATCATCTATTAACGCGACAAAAGTCAATCCAACAGTCGTTAAAATATCTTGAGGGCTGGTTAAAAATGTATCTGGTATGTCTTCTGTTGTATCAGTAACTGCCCACGGATAAATAGAATTTTGATGTTCGATAAATTGTAAATCAATTAAGCCATCGTAATCTTGCCCTATCGATACAATTCTGAATGGTTTAGCAATCCATCCTCTCGTATCGTTGGTAATGTCGATAATATCACCCGGTTCAAGTGCAAATGCTTCAGGTAACGCTTTAAATGATGCGGTTAAATCCTCACGCGAACGCCTTGCAACAACTTCAGCCATCTGCAAAGCTTCTGCTGTATTTGTTATCGTGGCAAAAGTGAAGGACTTCTCAAGTACAACCGTATTATCTTCTGTTAACCATGTTGTCTCAAGTGCGCTACCAGGGGCCGGAAATATTACTTCATCAGCTTCGAATTTTTTAAGTTCGTTTGAAAATCTAACAATAACACGATTAAACCGATTGTTTTTACCGGCGCTACCCGACGTTATTTCTCCGACAATATTATCATCGTTAAATGAAAAAACAGACGAACCAGCGTTTTCAATTTGTAATCGTAACTTACCGGCGCTTGATGGCATAATGCCACGGATACCCGATAGCAAAATATTGATGTTTGATAAAACGGTTGCTGATGTATCGAGAACAACATTACAGGTAAATAAATCTTTCTGTTTAACAACAATGCTTGTGAACGTTTCAAAAGTTCTAAAATCGGGTGGCTCAAGCACAAAAGTTGTTTCAGTTTCGGTATACTCTTCTTGGGTTTCTGATAAATCCGCTTCATCCTTAAACGATTGTGTAATTATTCTATCCGTTGCAACAGTTTTACCATAACGAGAATTGATAAGGTAATCATAAATACACAATGACGGATTTGTGCTATATGCGGTTGTGTCCGTTCTAACATCAAGAACTTTCTTGCCTCGTATTCTGGCTGTGATTGTTGGCTCACCTTGCCAAACATCATTATCTTTATTTTGTATTAACTGAATGACAGCATAACAAATACCACTTAATTTGTGGGCTGATGTCCATTGAACTGGAAATTCTGATATTAATTCAGGATTGGCAACTTGCGCATCAGTACCGGTAAATCTAAAAATATTTAAAAATTCAGATGGCTTTACGTTTTCGCTGATATCGTTGAAAAATATTTCTTCTATTTCGTCAACTTCACCTTCACAAAATACACAAACAATCCATAGGTTTTCATTTTTAGATCCCGCGTCAGAATCGCTAGTTTGTTTAAATACTTTTATTGCTGGAACTCTACGAATTCCGTAAACAACGGGGATATTATGATCGGTGCCGCTTTTTTCAAGGCGAACACCTGTTTCAGCCTCTTCCGGTAAGAATGATTTTAATAGCTTTCTCTCAAGCTTAAAAATAAACTTTATTAGCTTACTTAGAAAACCCATTATTTAACGCCCCATTTAATCTCTTTTGCCGTTTCACCGGCGAATTCAAAACCTTTATCATTGGGGAAAAACTTTTGTTGACTCGCTAATGTGGTGCGTCTGCCAATTGTTTTTTCAAAATCTGCCCATTCACTAGCAACGGTTAATTGTATGGTTGCCTCACCACCTCGCTCGTCTGCAATACTATGACCCGTTATCAGCCCTGACCATATCTCAATAGGTGTATCAATGATTGTCGAGCCATTCAAAAACGCTTTATTTATCGTAACAATGCGGTTTATTTGTTGATTGGCTAAAACAGATTGAATGATTGTTTGATCAGCACCAGAAAATTCTATCCTTAATTCACCCGTTGAAACTTCAGATCTTAAATTAACCGCTTCAATAACTGACAATATACCGTTTCCAAGATACGTGTCACCACCGAAAGAAATCGAATGGTTTGCTTCGGTTAAAAAAATTGGTGTAGGTGTTAGATCCAGTTTAATCAAATGGGCAAAAATGTGATCGGTTAATATCGCCGCTTGAATACCCGCTGGTAATGTGATCATAGTAATGTTTCTTCAAGCATTAGTTCAAGGCTTGGAAACCTAGCGCGGGTTGTCGCGGTAAATTCTTGAACATCACCAAGTAACCGAAAGTTAAACGGTGTGTTTGTTACGGTGATAGCTGTTGTTGAAGGTACGGCAATCAATAAGCCAGGATTAATCGTTAATGTTGTTTCGCCTCCGGCATCGCTATTTACATCGATTTTTACTTGGTAAACCTTTGAATGATTTCCAAACCGAATAAAATCGCCATCCTTGGCAATACCTGTAACCAGCGCAGTATAGCCGCTAACCGGGATCGATGTATCACCGATAGCTTTTGAGCTGCTTACGATAGGTGAACCAGTGGCAACGCCGCGAGCAATTGAATATTTTGGCAGAGCTAAATCAAAAGTACCTTGTTTGCCATCAAGCGAGTCAATGAATGATTGCATAACGCGAAAATCATCATCATTAAGATTCGACGTTCTTAATACAACTTCATATTGTTGCGCTGGTGTACCACGAACAATAGTTTTAAAGCTACGTGAGCCCGTTGCAAAATTATTGTACTTGGTTTTTAGCGTGATGCTTTTGAATGTTATACCGCTCGGAAAAGTTGCCATTATGAAAGCCCTGCCTGTCTTCGATCCATAAAATCTGTAAACATACCGAAAAATAAACTTCTACGGTTTACTATGAATTCCTCAATGCTTGTATTATTTGGTGCTACAACATTAAATGATACGTTTAAGTTTCTTTCACCTTGTTCATCCGGTCTTTGGTTTTGCAAGTTTCTCGTTTGTTGTGCGTTTAATACCCTGCCAGGCGAATCAAATATTACAGCTTCTTGGCCGCGCTCATTCATCACAAATTGTTGACCCGCTGCAAATTGACCGCCTTGCTCTCTCGCTGGTGGTTTGGCTGAAAATATAGCAGCAGCCTGAACAGCATGAGCAACGCCGACAGCAGCAGCCAGCGCAAAGTTAAACGGTGGTGGTGCAGATGCTAACGCTGTACTGATTGAACGTGGCAAATCGATTGCCAATTGAGCGATAGCGGCGGCTTTTGCAATAGCAAACAGCTTTTTATTACCAGTAGAAGCGAGCGACACAATTGTTCCCAATGTTTCCATTTGAGATCCAATTTTCGCAGACCTTGAAGCGTCTTCTAAATCATTTTGTGCTTTTTGTGATTTTTCTTCTAAGCTTTCACGATCAGCAATACCCGCTTTTAGTATTTCTGTTTTTATTTGTTCGAAATTGGCAAACTCTTCACCTTCTCTTTCTCTGATTGTACGCAACAGATCTAAACGTTGAGTTTCTTTTCTGTTTATCGAGTCAAGTTCAGAGTCACCAAGAGCGATCAATCTATTTAATTGAGAAGCATCACGATTCATTTGTGCTTCAACGCGTTTAGCTTCTGCCGCTTCAATTTTGGCAGTTTTATTATCTTCAATTGCCTGTAATTTATCGTTACGCTCTTTTGCTAATTTTACATTTGAGGCGTTAATATCTGCCTGTATCTTAGCGCTCTTATCGGCAGCAACTTGTTCTGCTGCGTTCTGCGCTGCAAGGTTAGTTTTTATTACATCAAGTTGAGCGTCGACGGTTGCTATCTTCGACCTAAGCGCCTCCCTGTCTAATTCTTGAAATGCTTCAAGCTGTAATGATCCAATAAGACCTTTTCCAACATCATCAAGCTCTTTTGATAGCTCAATCCTTTCTAAAAATAACTTATTGAAGTCTTCGTCCAGATTAACGCCAGTGGTAATAGATTTTAATCCCGATGATAACGTAGCGAAAAACGAAGCCACAGCACCTTGAGTTTCTAATAGTCTGGCAAGAGAAATTGTAAATTCTTCTGTGTCTTGTGTGAGTGTATCGAAAGCACCCGCAATTGTGCCAGCAGCAACGGCAGCGGCAGCGCCACCAACTTGATCGGCAATCGCCGCAAGTATCGCACCTTGGGCCTGTGCAATATCACCCGTTCGTTTGAATTCGTCGGCTATTTCTCTTTGCTGATCCCTGGTAAGTGATCCCTGCCTTGTTAATAAGGTTAATCCGGTAATTGGATCTTGTAGTGCTCGACCTAAACCAATGGCATTTGTTGCCAAATTACCAAAACCAGCCTCGGCCATATCTTGAGCAAGTTCAATTGCACGAGTAAACGTATCACCCGCTACTGACTTAAAAGTGACAAGTGCGGCTTGTGCCTTCTGTATTTCTTCCGTGCTGGTTAGCGTTGCACGGGCTAGCGTCTTTGCTTGGTCTAGTAGTTGTTCAGCAGTAAAACCAGCAGCGAAGCCAGTTGCTTTTAAGTTTGCTTCAATTCTTTTTAGGTTTACAGCGTAGGCATCAAGTGCGAATGTTCCCTTTATTACAGCAAAGGAAACAGCAGTTATACCAACACCAAGCAAAGCAAAACCAGCAGCACCGGAAGATATCAATGTGTTTACAGCGCTAACACGTGAAGCTATACCGCCAAGAGGTCCGTCAATAGCTGCGATTGCCGCGCCGGTCGATTTTAAAGTAGAGTTTAATTTATTGGTTTTTTTGGTAAGTCCAACAACTTCCTTTTCGGTTTTATCGGCTGTTTTACCAAGCTTTTTTAAATCTCTGTCAGCAGCCTTAGCGCCTTTGGTTTCGACTACCGCCGTTAATCGTGCTGTTTCTGGCATGGTTTAACACCTCGAATAGTAATTTTGTGTTGCGTCTGCACGTCTTATCAGGTCTATTTCCCACCGTTCGAATTTTCTTCCGTACAATTTACTGTATGCGGTTATCATTTCAAACGTGATTGATTCAACAGGTATTAACACCGTGATAACTTCATCATTTCTAACGCTGCTTGCCCTAGTGTACTTTAAATCAAAATAAATATCATATATGGGCCAAAACTCTTCTGGTAACTCTGTTTCCGGTTCTGGATCAAGAAAGCCCTGTTCAATTAGGGCTTTTTTATGATCGCCCTCTGTGCCACCGGCGCTATGTGGTCGGCTATTGTCAGCTTGATATCGACAATAAGCCAAAAAATCATTTACTTTTTTTTAAAATAATTCTCGCTATTGGCTGCATGAGCAGTAACCGCAAAAGGTAATGCGGTTTTATTTTCCACCAACAGCCTTTTAAGTAATTTTTTACTGAATTTATCGAATGAAAAACCGATAACAGCCACCATTGCAATTGAGGTATGAATATCAATCAACCCATCCGTTTTCAATTTTATATATTCTTTAGAGCCTTCTTTCAACTTAGCCAAATCTTTATCTAATTGAGCGCTAGCACGTTGACCAGCTTCACGGCAATCTTCCATTTCATCGGCGTGATAACCCATAACTAACAAATATTCATCAGTTTTAGTTCCACTAGGCAGTGTTAGTGCAAGTTTGGAGCCTGATGAACTTAAAGACGATGTAAAAAAATTCTCAATGCTATATTTTGGTGTTTTAGTTTTAGCCATTATGGTAATAACCTTTGAATGATTAATGAACTTTGCGTTGATGAACCTTTACCGGTTCCTTCAATTGTTTGGGTGATGCTAGCCGGGCCACCAATATCAGGCGCAACATTTGTTAACCTGGCAGTTTCTAGGCTGAAAGACATCGAACCAGACGGGCCATTCACAACGACTGAAATATTAACGTCTGTTTCATCTACATATTTTGTTAGTAAATCAGTATCACGCATAAACGCCGTTGCGCTGAATGTATTTGAAGCGTTGCCGCGTTCAACAAATTCAACAGACTTATCACCTAACTCGAATTGTGCGCTTGCATCATTGTCGTTGGCAATATTGATTGTTGTAATACCAGCCAATACCGCGCCACTATCACAGACTTTACCATCGACGCCCGTAAATGGTTTTGTTGTGCCAACTGCGGGGAAGGTTGAACCGCTTGGGGCCGTGCCGCTAATTGTCATTGCTCTACCAATGAACGGGAAAGCACCAGTAACAATAGCATTTACAGCAATATCATAATTAAACCCGGTAAATTGAACACCAGTAGTTAACAAGAATTGTGTTGTTGTGCCGCCATTGCCATTTAATTCGGTCAATATAGAGAATGTTTTTAATACACTACCAACTGATAATTTATCACCGCGATCAAAATCACTAGTAGTTGATTCATCGGTTAACGTTTTAGTAATGCCGCCGCCAGTAATAACTGTTGCTGTAACGGCGGTTACAATAAACGGATCAGCATTATTACCTGCTAAATCTGGAAATTGAACCAAATCACCGACAGACGTATTCGACGTAAAATCACCAGCCGACCTAGTAAATGTCTTGGCAGACGCGAGAACTGTGATTGATAAAGCGGCATCAGTGCCACCAGTGACGAAAGCGGCACCCATCGCAGATTCAAGCAAATCGTCTTGGCTGGTATGTGATAGCTCAACGGCAAATTCACCGTTAACCTGTTCGTTGCCGGTAAAGATGTCGATAACTTCGCGGCTACCTTCAAGCTCGTTAGACTGCAAGGCATCTTTAACTACAGCAGGGACGCCGCTAGTGCCTCGAATTTGTGTCCAGGCTGGACTTGTTGGCGTTACGCCACAAACAACCTCTACAATATAGTATTGTTTTGATATTGAGCCGCTAAACGGCTGTTCCTGTGACATGATCTAGATCCTCGGTGTGTTAACTTGCCAGTTTATAGTCATTGACCTTGTGGCCCAACCATTAGCAATATCAATATTTGTGATATCAACGGACTCTATTGTTAAACAAATATCGTTTTTAATCAATTCTTGGCCCGTTTTAAATGCTGCGTTGAGTAGATCGGCCATTCTGTTAAGGTTTGCTGACCCTTTGAAGGATGCAAAATTAACGTCTACTTGATAAAATCCTACTCTAACTTCATTGACACTTAGGTCGGCTTGCTCTGTACTTGATATGAATTGGGTGCCGTATAAATAAGGTTTACTTGTGTCTGTTGGTGCTTTAATGTTTTCAAGCTGGACTTCAATGGAATTATCAAGACCGAATTGGATCAACAAAGCATCAAAAACTTTTGTTAGGTCTTCAAAATATGTAGCCATTTATTTATTCTTCCGGGCATTTTTGGTAATTATACCATTAAATTTGAGAATCGTAACCCTAACCATTCCTTTAGGTGCCATCTTTGAAAAACCATTAACTGTTTTATTACCTGTTTGTGCCGGATTTGGATAGCCGCCGAATTCTATAACGTTGGCAGATGGAAAGTTGTTTGTAAAATGGAAAATAGACCAGTCTTGCAAAGAGATAACCTTTTTTGATATGGCATCAATGTTTACCGATGTGCTTTTTGTTGTTTTAACACTTGGAGACTTACCAGTTACAAACCAGTTTGCTTGAAACAAACCTGTATCTTTTGGTGATTGGATTAATATACCTGTAAATAATTCAATCGTTGTTGACCTAACAATTTTTTCATTGGTCTTTGCTACAGTTAAAGCAAATCTATTTACCGCCCTGCCGAATGATCCCATTTTAACGCATGACTATTAATTTGTAGAAAACAACAATATCGGCCGGTTTTATTTCGATTATTCTTACAATGCTGTGCTCCAAACCATCTATTTTAAGTTTATCATCCTGACTCGGAACAACATTGTTATCAAGCAAGAAAACAGACATATTTTCTTCAATCACAGTTCCGTCAACTAAACCATCTTCAGCCTTTGATTTTACAGCGTTAACATTGTCTGTTGTTGATGCTGGAATATCCATTTCTTCAGTGATTTCGTTGAATACCGGTTCACCGGCTGGTCTTATTAACTGCGCGCCAGATTCACCGCCGCCAAAATGCGTTATCATCCGTTCTGCTGTTGCTGCCGCTCTTGAATAATCGTATGCCATGCTGAATCCTCTTTTATCTGATTTTAACACCTTAGTGAATTAAATCAAAATAGAGTTGAAAACAATGTAAAACGGTGTATTATGAATCATAACGATGTTAATTTAACGGGGATATATGAACACACTAACCAAGAAAATAAAGGCAAATGGATATAAATTAAACGAGTTTGTTCGTGTAATTGGTGTTTCTTTGAGAACGTATCGTAAGTATGAAAAGGTTGATCACGTCGAACATGATTGGCTTGTTGGCGAGATTGATAAATTGGAGCGTAAATCATGAAAACAGTAATATCACAAAAGGAGCTTAATGAAATGTGTGTTGGTGGACACAGGAGCTACGAAGATCTAATTGGTGGCAGAATAACAACAGGGCACAAATGTACCTCCGTTGATTCTGCCCCCGTTTTTCCACATGGATTAGGGCCAAAAAAAGTAACTGCCATACTCATTACTTTATAAGAACTGGTAATCCTTGGGCAAAAATAAAAGAGAAAGGCGGTTATTGGTTTTCGTTAGTTAATGGTGAATGGGTTAAACTAACAGAAAAACCTAGTGGTGGTTTGTTATTGGATTTATCAACAGGAATTAGCGAGGGGTTTACTTTTCCAATCACCAAGGAAATGCTGAGTGGTGACAACAAAACCGACTTAGAAAAAGAACGAAACGAACTATTCGAAGCACTAAACGGATTAATGGAATCCGCCACGCTTCACCCATCATTAGACGATGAACACGTTAGGGTTAGTGTTAGATCGGCTTTTACTGCTATTGCGTTATTGAGGAAGATTAGTGAGGTGAAATCATGAGAATGTCAGATGTAATAGCGCTACCTGTAAATAAAGTAAAAAACGCCGACAAATATTCTTATTATATTGATGATATAGATGAACTTCTTGTTTGTAGCACAATGTGCTCAGACGAAGCTGATGTAATAGTACACGCCATTAACCACCATGATGAACTAGTTGCGGTATTGGGTGAATTGCATGCTTCAGTCGAACATGGAACATCACACGACGTGTTGTGTGTATCAAAATGGAAAGCTGAAGATTTATTAAAACGAATATCAAGCGAGGTAGAGTGATTATGAATACATACAGAACATTAATATTAGGCGGTAAAATCAGCAATGTTGACTCTGAATTATTAGGTGCGAGATATAAAGAAATCTCTAAAGAGTTGAATAAGTGTTTTGATAGACTCGCATCTTCTTTTAAAATCGCCGCGGGGGAGTTGAGGTCTTTGCAAGAAATAAGGATACGTATAGCAACGCCTCTAATCGAAACAAGAAAACCACTATCCAACCGTGAAGATGGTTGGTATCGACAATTTGCAAATAAAAAAAGGTATCAGAGGTAATTATGAACGAGTATTTTTACAAGGTAAAATCATTTGACGGTCTTAAGATTTATAGTGGTATTATCAAAGATTCTTGGGCATCCCCTGCATACGAGTCATTAAAAAATAAAATGGATGAACTTCTTGGTTCGCAGAAATGGGAAGTGATGTTATTTAATAAGGTTTAATTACTAAACCGACAACAAAAGGTAAAACAAAATGAAAAGTGTAAAATGTAAATTCAAAGTAGAACACGTAACTTTACTTAGTGGCGATGTTCGTTCAATTACTCTTAAGCCGGTCAAAGGCGATAAAAATTGGGAGAAGTCACAAGGCGGAACTGTATCTATCACTGTGGGTAATGGTAACCTGGCGCATTTAACGCCAGATAAAGAAGTTTTCATTGAAATAACGGAAGCTTAAAAGAATGCCTTGTCAGTAATCGTGGCAAGGTTTTTTAATCAAAACAAGTATCATCTCGACCACCAAGCGAACCAAATGAAATTGCCTCTTTTGAAACACTAGCCAAACAACCACCAGATAACATATTGGCCGTTTGACCCCATACCGTCGAGTTAATTAGTTCTTTTGACATAGCAACAGAACTTGCATAAGTGGTTTTAAAATCTGGTATAGCTTCGCTTGTCACAGCCCCTCTCTTTGAGGGATCTAGCATTGCCACAAAATGAGCCGACAAATATAATTCAACCTGAGTTAGCTTACTGGCACTAATACAGTCTTGATTTTCAGTGACAATCGTATTTGCTGCATTAATCCAAACCTGAACAATTGTATCAGACAATTTTGTTGCTACTAGCGCAATGACTTCTGTTGGTGTTACTCTACTCATTATATTAATCCCAAGCTACTGAAAGTTGAACTTTTATACCTACTCTTAGGTTCTTAATTTGATAGGATACGCGATGACTCCTGGATTTCAAAGCATTAACGATATCATCGAGATTTATATAAGATCGATCAGACTGTTCAATTTGACAGACCTTATTCTCGATTCTAGCTGGGAAAGTAAAATAGGCAACATAAATATCAGTATCTGTATCTTCTGACACTGAACCTATCTTTGCATCTATAGCTGAAGCAATAAGCGTATTAAATATTTCGTTATCCACGGGTTTGCTAGCATCAGAGGCTGCCTTGGCTACTGAAGCTTCTCTAATCGCCATTATAGATCCTCTGACCAAGATAGTGTTGACTGCATATCAGCAGCAGCACCAGATGCTATCTGGGCTGCAATAGTCAACACTGAATTGGGTAATAAAACACTGTCTAGATTGTTGGTTTGATTGAACCTTATAGTATCGCCACCGTTAGGTTCTATAGTGGCTGATCCTATTTCTAATCCACCAGAAACAGATACTGCATCTGTTGCTACCTCGGATACCGAAGTTGCGAAATCTAGATATGAGAAATCTAAATCACCACCAAATATTGGATTAATAAAAAATTTAAAAAAGGTAGATTTATTTGCTTGGGATGAAAAGGTTAAAAGCAAAGGTAAAATCTCGGCCCTGTTTACTTTTCCACCAAAATGTATTCTGTTTCTGATAGTAATGATATTAGTTAGCGTTGTTCCAACCGACAACTGATTATTACTAGATGATCTAGGTGGTTTACTTAATTGAATCTCACCTTCAACGAACCCTGAAACCGATGATCCTGATATAGTTACATTGGATGTATTGCCAAAATTTTGAACCAGCCATCCTATTCTATACGTTGGATTTGTAGAGCTTGGAAGTGCATTCTTATTAGCAAATTCAATAACATGGACTAAAACAAACTGCCCTGTTTTAGAATCTTCTATCCAAAATCTTACAGCCCCAAACCATGGTTGAATTTGTATTTGGTAAATATTTCCTTTCAAAGGATCAAGTTTTTCTTGGTCTGAGTCAAATAGTCTGGTATCCCTATTCCATAATGACTGAGGTATAAAATCTATTATCTGAGCAACACCTTCATGTTGCTGAAACCATGTGGCAATAGCAGTCGCACTTGTAAATGCAAAAGAACCTTGAGGGCCGGACAATAAAGATTGAGCAACAACTAGATCGTCATTAGACGTAAAATCATAGTTAACGACTTGAGCATTTAAACTATTGGCTATTTCAAATGCGTTATGCTGAACGGTTCCAGCAGTTAAAGGAACACTAAAGGCAGTCCCATCAACGGTAATACTAGCTGTTTCTGATGCTGCGGCTGGTGTAGTAATAGTAAGTTCTTGGTTTTCATCTGTTCCACCATGCCCGTGAGCTATACCAAAAGCTGTCCCTAAAATTGCAAATACAAATGAATTTGTGGATGTTATCAATCCAGCAGCTTGCTGACTCGCTGCTACACCTACTGAAAATACTGCATCAAACCTAGCTAGTGTGCCCTGACCTGCCCTACCTTTTAATTGCCTTAATGATAATATACTAGCAAGACCATCAGCAGCTAGCCCTGTTTGACAAGTAAACTTATCATCGACTACGGTATTAGTTCCAGAGGCAGTTGCATCAACCACAGTTAATACCTGACCGAGTATGCCATATTCAGCAGAAAGTTGAATAACTGTAAACAGTGACGCGACACCAGCGGCACCGTAAGATGCTTTAACATCTCTACTTGTATCTATTATGGTTTTTTCAACATTAACGAGTCCGTTGACTTGGGGGCTAAACACCCACACACTTGGATCTAGGTTAGGGAAGCTTGCAATTTCACCACGTTTGAGTATCCGGTATTTGTCGCTATCTATTGGTGGCTCTGTTAATGAAATAGAATAATACAGGTCAGTACATCCGATATTCTGTATGCTTATTTGTACACCTGAATCGATAACTAAAAGAACATAAACATCAAGCCATGTCTCTTTTGTAATAGGTATATTTAATAAGGTTTCAGACATTACGATCCTTGAGAATTGTTAATAAAGCCCATTCATTGAATAGGCTTTTTAACGACTCTAATTAAGCGCCATATTACGGGCCATCTGGCTTTTCTTTGCCATCACCGGAAGCCTTTTGAACATCAGCTTTTTTAGATGGCTTGCCAACACTCAACGCCTTAGCCTCACCTTGGGTAAGTAACTTACCTTGCTTGACTAAACTGGCTGCGTGTTTGGCTTCCATTTCAACTTCAGCGCCTTTTTCCATTTGCACAAGCTTACCTTCCGAGGAAAGCATAAGTTTTGGATGAGCAACAATAAATGTTTTCTTAGCCATGATTAATCCTTAGCGCTCATTGCACAACTATTACCAAAGAAGTCGTCACGCACTTCCCACCCGATTGCAGAAGCAACAATGAAGTCATAATTTGCATTATAAACTTGTCGAGGCAATGCGATTGTTGAAACACCCATACCAGTAAGCGGACGAACTAGGTCGCTTGTTGGGAAAGCCATCATTTCATTACCAGCAATTACGGCAGCAGAGCCCATTTTGCTTGATACTTTAATAGCAGCAACGCCACGCAATTGTGCTAATTCAGCTTCGATTATTTGAGCATCATATTGTGCTGAAAATTTACGCTCAAAATTCGACGCTATTTCTTCAGAAATATAATAAACCAAATCAACAGTACATTTATTTGTAATACGCATTGTATCGCGTATTTCAATAAACGCTGCCTTGATTTCAGCTCCCGTTTTGGTTGTGTCTGTAAAATCGAAATTGACACCACCGGCACCCAAATCAATTTGAACAACACGCGAATCATTTCGCATACCTTCCCATTTACGGCCGTCGACAACAATCGTTTGACCGTTTGCGTCCAAAAACCCATCAAGGAAAGTATCTGCTAAATGGTTGCGGTGAGCCGAAATATTTTCACGCTGATCATCAATCAACATATCAAAACCTTCAGACTGACCCGCTGAGAATTCACGCCAGTTGCGAGAATAACCATTGTCGTGTACTGGGATGATTGTTCCATCAATACTGTAATCAACGTTATCAAACTTAACACCGACTTGACCAGTCATTGAAGTCTGCACTTGACCAGCATCAGAAGCGCGACGATTTTCAAACGTCAACTTACCAACGGGTAAAGAGCGTGATCGCGGCATTAAATCATTTAAGAACGCGTCACCTTCGTCTAAGCGCATGCGTTCAACAGTTACGTTGTCGAACTCTCTGAATATTTCATCAGGAATACGACCAGCATTAACCGCTAAACCATGTGCTCTGTTTTCTTGAGCAAAACGTTGCTCGTTAATATTAAAACAACTACGAATAGCGTCACGTTCTCGCAATTGTCCTTGTGCTGCAATACTTTTTGCAACTTGATTTTTAACAAAGATCATGATAAGCCCCCTTAAGCTATTCTAACACGAACAAGCGTTACCGCTGTCGTAGTTATGATTTCATCGGAGTACGCTAGAATCTCTTCACTCGTAACACCGACTGTTGCAGGTGTTACGGCGATCTTTAACGTACCATCAGCATTAGAACTCAACGGTGTACCGCGTTTCGTAATGGTCTGACTGGTAGCCACAAGAACATTCAAAAATTCACCTGAACGGGCTTGAATAGCAACCATGTTTTCACTTATGACCCAATCATCATCGACGGTTTTAGTTCGTTGCTGATCGACATCAGCAAATAAACTAGAAGCACCGAAAATAATACCGGCTTGTGCGCTTTCATCTAAACCGGTTGCAGCTTGAGCCAATAACGCACCAGGGCGAACAACGCCTAACGCTTTACCTTCAACATTTAACGGTTTTCCCGCGTGACCATGATCAGCAGGGCCGACATAAATAACTCTCTTACCTTTAGCAGCCATTAGTTAGCCCCTTTTATTCTGGTAGATCTTCAACGTTTGTTTTAAACGCATCCGAATCTTGGTTGTTAACTTGCGTAGTTGACCCAATGCCGTGAGATACACCGCAATTAGCCGCCATTTTCTTAGCTACTTCCAAGCCAAGAGCTTTGATATTGTCAACATCTAATTCAGGATACTTTTTAGAGTTAACAATTAAAGTTGCTAAATCTACAAGTTCTTTGTCTTCATTTGATGTTAGTTGTGTTTCAAGACCGGTGATTTTTTCAGTCAACGGTTTAATTGCCACTTTTACTGCATTAGCCACTAAATCAGCAATTTCTTCCCCGCCAGCGCCATCACCATCACCTTGATTGGCGATCAACGCTTCGTTATATTTCGCCATCAATTCGTCGTCTGAAAGATCGGCATTAACCGTTATTCCAAGCTTCGCAAGTTCGGCAATGATTTGATCACGCATAGCGTTATCCTCGTTTATATCGGTAGGATTTATAGTTTTGAATTCAACAACACGCTCTACCGGTATACGTGTATCCTGAATAGCTACATTTCCGTTATCATCAACGGAATAATTAGATTTAAATAGTTCGCCCGATATAGTTTCAAATACAAAGGAATCTTCATCTACTGATTCATGAACCAACCAGTTGTGTTCATCGTCTTGATTGTTTTGATTTATCAATCTATGTAATTCTTCGAATATCTGAGCGAATGTTATTTTTTTGTTTGAATGTAATGATTTTGACTTTTCAATAAAATCTTTAGGTATTGAATATTCGTCACCATTATCAACAACAAAATGTTCAACTTTTAATCGTTCCTTGTTAATGCCAATTCCGGTCCCTTGATCGGGAGTCGAAGCGCCAACACTATCAAGTAAGATTGCATCATGATCAAAAATCATGTCTTTAGCAATCCAAGTAAATTCAGCGTTTGTTTCTACTCCATTAACTTCATTACGTGCTTCGGGCAATTCTTCTACATCAAGAAAAACACCAACGCTTGTATGTATTGGCCTGGCATTATCATTTGTTTCTATTTCATTAATACGATCAAGTAACCGCTTGCCTTTCTCAAAAGTCATTAATTTTTGTACGTTAATAACTTTATCTAAAGCAATACGTCCGTCGTCAAGTTTGCGAGCATTTTCGTTGAACATGCCGAACCTAAATACCATATCGGTTTCAGGATCACTGGCAGAAACAAACATACCGTCAATTTCAGGATGTTCAATAGTTACTGGTGTGCGGTTTAATGTTTCAAAAGATTTATCTATTTCTTCAGCGGGATATAAACCACCATTCATCACAATATTAGGCGGCAAAGTGAAAGAGGTTAAAATTATATGTTCAACGCTGTCTCTAATTTCACGCCTGATATGCTTACGATTTACTTTTTGTGTGCAGAATAATAGCTTTTTCATAAGTCCGTAACTTCACATTAAGTCTAAAAAGATTATACGCTATCTTGATTTAATATCAAACGTACCATTTTTTGGTTCATTTAACTACTTTATTGGTTCTTAAACCATTCTTTGCCGCGTTCTATTATCCTATCCTGAAGCGACTTGTTTTCAATTTGATTGCTACTGTTGAGCTTTACAGCTTGCGCTACACATAGGCAATTAATTCTATTTGCATCGACATCCCACCATTGACGCTGAGCTTCTGGTGTATAAACCAGACCATGCCTAGCCGCGTGGTGGTCTCTTGTTGTTGGGATTAATGCGGATATATGCATGACTGCTAAAGGCGCGCCCTGAGAACGATACAACTCAACAAGCCCCATTCTAGCATCATTGTAAGCTTTGTTTATCTCAGTGTTAACGATGCGCTTGCTTGATGATTTACTTACTTCGAATCGTTCAATTATTTTTCGTTGTATTGCTCTTTTTCCCAAACCAGCATCTATTCCCCGCGATATTTCTTGGGAAACCTGCCTGCTTGTTGTTGAAGATAAGCCTTTTATATGTATGTAGTTCCGACTAATAGCCTTTGATAGTTCTTCAAGATATTTATCACTTCTTAATATTGCAGAATCCAATAAGAAAACAATAGCAACGCCGGTCAATATCGCCTCTATCATATTGTTTTCTTGTATTACGCCGCCTCTAGTAGCTGTTTCGATATATTGAGAAAAATACCAATCGTTCGGCACTTCCTCTAACTCGGTTTCTAATTCATCATTGATTATAATATCGATGTTTTCAGACATTAAAGATAATTCATCATCCGTTAAATCGTATATGTAAAAATCAGTTGATTCATTGACTATCTGTTTTCTGACTGTTTTTTTAGGATCAACTCGCTTCCATATATTAAGGACTCGACGTGCAGAATTATTTAAGCGACGGTTATTATCTCTATTGGCTTTTTTTCGGTTAGTCGCTTGCCCGGTGGGATCTTGCTCCTGCCTCGTTGCCTTTTTATTATTCTTCAGCATCTTCGTCTAATTCTTCTGTTGGCAGTTCAAAATCAGCCGGTTCAAATCCTGAAGCCTCGCGTATTTCATCCTCTGTAAATGCTGGCGGTAAACCAGAACGAAACATATCTGCGTTGATAGATGCCATTTTTTTGCCTAAATCAACTTTATCAGAACTTGATGAATCGGCTAAATCATCCCATTCAATCTCATATTCAGCACTTGGTAAAGCGCCGTTTTTTATCATCCAATCAATTGTATCCCTAACTAATTCTGTTAAATAGTTTTCACGCCTAGATTGCATTGTTGTTAGCAATGTCGCGCTATCCTTATCGCCAGCTAATACACCAGTTTGAGAACCACGGATAACATTTGCTGGTATTTGACTGCCTGAACTTATGTTGTTCCAAGAGTTTTCAGCGAATTCCTTCGGGTTGTTTAGTGATATGTTTGGATAAACAAATGTCATTCCTTTAGCTACAAATTTCTTTTGCCACTTACTGAGAAAATCATCTATCTCAGTTTCGAGCGCTTCCTTTTCTTTTCCTTTGGGTGCCTGGAACTCTTTTCCTATTTCAATTACAGGAGCACTACGAGTATTTTGATAAAATCCTTCACCACCAGCACCGGCAATCTTTCTCAAATCCATTAGATCATTAAATATACTTTCTAATGAGCTTATGCCGTAAATGCTGCCATCGTCCGCACCTTCAGCGGCTATAATTATTCTTGATGGGTGGATCTGAAATGCTGCGCTTGCTTTGTCGTTTCTATTCCCAGTGGTGCCGGAAATAAAATTATACATTGTTGGATTGCCAAAATTAGGATCTGTTTGATCATCCTCTGTTGTAGAAACTTCAAGCTGTCCTTCATAGATAGGCTTTAAGTTATGGATAGCACTAACACCGCTAACACTGCTTATTTCTTTGTTTGCTTTTTGGTTATCTGCTGCCTGGATGAATAAACCAGCATAACGACCAACTCTTTGGCGCTTATCTAATCCTTTTAATCGATTCCAGAAGTTAGTGTTTTTGACCAATAAGTTGAAGTCTGCATCAAATTGTGCGTTTTCACTTTTTATTTCAGGATGCGTTAACCAACATAAATCAGGCGGTATATCAACAACAGCTTTAGCAGGGCCAAAACGTCTATACATATTCCACAAATTAAAAAAGTTTATCGTTGCCGGATAACCGAAATCACAATAAACGTTATGCAAAGCATCTGAAAAATCATAGCCGCCGCTTCTGATGCTGGCAAACAGATCGCTTCGACCAGTATCGGCGTTTATTTTCATCATCAAATCTTTCAGTTCAGATTGATATTGATTTTGTAATTTAACTTCTTTTTCTTGCTTAGATAATCCAAACATTTTACGCCCCTAAAATCCTGAACCAGCGGTTGGTACTTCTTCCTGTGGAGCATAACACATAATAAACGAGTCGGCATCGTTCGGAGAATCAACACCCCTTCTCTTTAAATCCTCTTTTGATTCAACCATAACCTTTCCTTTCTTGCTAAATTTTCGCCTTGCTGTTGAAAGTTCTGTGATTAAATTAGCTAGGTTTGGCATGGTAGAGGAAATACTTATTAATTCATGATCTTCGAATTCATGGCCTTTTTGAATTGCATTGTAAGTATTTCTAAACCTATCAGCAACAAGCCACCAAGACTGAGCTTTTAAGTTTTCGAAGAAATCAGCATTTGTTACATTATCGCCTATTTCGTCACTCTCGATATAATCATCATTAGGATTGACAACTTTGGCACCAGCAATAAACTTTGAATAATTGACATTCACATGCCTTTCATCCTCTTCTGCCCTTGCTTCGTTTAATTCCTTAAACTTGGCACCGGAACCCGCGCCAACACCAATCGAATCATATTTAACATTGGCGCGGACATTCACGGCTTTATTATAAACCCTTGTACAACTCTCTAATAATTCGTCTTCCTTGCCTTTCCAGCTCTCACCCCATATTGCAACAATGCCCTGAACGAGTATTTGCGAACATAAATCGTTACCACCGTCGGCAACGTCGAATCCAATTCGCTTATCTCCCTTTATTTCAATATTTAATTTGATATGAGCGTCAATTGCCGCTTCTATCCATGAACGTTTAATAACAACATCATCATCATCTTTTTTGGCTAAACCTAAATAGATATGCTCGTATTCATCATAATCAGACTCTTTTAGCCTTTCTATTTTTCTGAGCATTGTGTTTGATACATGAGGGTTTTCGTCGTAATTTATATGCCTTACGATTATACCGTTATCTGGATCGTGCCTAAATGTTTCGACAAAATCACTTACTAGCCTGGGGTTGTAGAGTATCCAGCATTCAGCACCTTCTTTTCTCAGTGTTGGTTCGATGATAGACCACTGCTCTTTAGTTAAACCTTCACCCTCTTCAATCCAACCAATATCGGCACCCTCAAATCCCTTTATTTCTGCTATGTCTCTGTGTATGCCGTAGAAGTGGAATGATGAACCTGTAAACCTGTGCCTTATTTCTGATGCTAATATTTCAAATTCGTCTAGCATTCCAAACTCTTCAATTCGAAATTTTAGTATTGCATAAACGGATTCTTTTATTTTGTTTTGAAATTGGCGCATACACAAAAACTTAACTGTGTATTTTGAAGCGAAGAAAACTGCTATTCCGGCAGCGTCCCAAGTTTTAGAAGATACTCGACCGCCTTTTAACACCTTGGTGTCAGCCTTTGTTTTCCAGAATGGTCTTAATGCTGGGTTTAGGGTTGCCATTATTCATCGTAGAAATCATTAAAAGATTTTTCAACTATTTGGGCTTTTATTTTGTTTACGTTGTTATCAAAGCCGCCAGTGTAATCTGATAAAGCCTTTAACGCTGAAACTCTGCTTGCTGGTGTTGTTTCGTCGGCTTTTTCTTTGCCTATGGTGGCTTCCTTAAGTAATCCCTTTACAACGTCTTCAGTCGTGCACAGCGCTCTTTCAACAGCCTCTTCAGACATGAAAACAATAAAATCATTTACCTTTGCATTTTTTAGCATGATGCATATTGCGTTATCGGTTGCATTATCAGTCTTAGCCTTTCCGCCGCCTACTCGGTAAGCTTTTCTTATGTTTTCTCCATGAAGCTTTGCTATCGCCACATGTTGTTGCAATTTTGTTAATTTGACAAATAAAATGGTTTGTTCTTTATCCATGTTTCATCCGTTTATATTCGTACTGTAAACTATTGATTTGACTAACAAATTCTACTTGTTGCGCGGCATTTGGTTTCACATTCGCTTTTTAAGCTGTCTGCGCCGACAACGTTTAATATTATTTTATATATATCGCCAACAATAAGGTTTACAAATGGGTCAAATGTTTTTCGATACACGCCCTTTGAGCCGGAAACAAAAGGTAAAGTGACCGGCCATGACTCGCCAACTAATTCAACATCGTTGCTGTCAAGGATTGTTACCGTCACAGTAGCGTCGTTTACTTCCGTAGGCTCTTGTAGCGGGTTTGTTACCGTGTGGCTTATTACCGTTGAATTATCGGGCGATAACGACATTACTTGTTACTCGAAATAATAGAAGTAATTTTATCAATCTTTATCTTTGATACACCTTCGACACGCTTGCCCACTTCGCCGGTTTTAACGTCTTTAGCTAAACCCGCTTGAATATAAGCCGTTGCCAGGTCGTGGTCAATTGAGCAAATGTCACCAAATTGACGCTCAAGAATACCTTCTTTGATGCCGCCTTTTTCCAATATTTCTATTTTACGTAAAGTCATGATTAAGTCGCCTGTTCAATTTCGTGATCGAATGCTGATGTGTCCACGGTGCCGCCTGATGTGAGCAACTGACTAACCGTAGTGGTTACTAGTTCAAGCACTGTTCCGGTCAGTGTGGTGACAGAAACATGTGTTGCTGTGCCAGTATTATCGATAAGTGCTGCAAGTTGTGCAGCTAAAGTGTTTTTGCGTCCTGAAACATCACCATTCGCTTTCGTGTAAGGTGAGCTTAATGAGAAGCTAGCCAATTGAAAAGTGGTTGTTGCCTCTGTGAACGTTGTTGGTTCTGCTGAATTAACATGCAAGTCAGTTCCTTCAACAATGGCAAGCATTAAGTCTATATTCGTTAATGGTATTGATTTGCTCATAATATTTCACTCTCGCCCGTTAAGTTTTCAATTATGCTAGTTTCGCCAGTTAAAGCATTTGTTATCATTGTTTGGTTATTATACGCATAAACGATAGATAATTCACCCTCAAGAAATCCAACCACTATACCGGCAAAATTTACAACATCAATTAATTGAGCTTGTGATAAGTCATTTACGCTTAAAACGCTATGCTGTACCAATTGATTAGCATCGATAGTTTGATTTTGTGATAAGTTTACGATCGATAATAAAGCACTAGTTATTGTTGATAACGTGACAACATCTAATCCTTGTGATTGCAATAACTCGTCAACTGATAAAATATTGTGCTGTGTTAGGTTTATTTGGTCGATTGTTTGGTTTTGCGACGCATCATTGACAGATAAAACGTTTTGTTGCGTTAAATTCAACTGGTCTATTGTTTGAGAAACATCAAGGCTATTAACGGATAAAATATGCACCTGAGTCAACGTAACTTGATCGATTGTTTGTGCGTTTGATAAATCGTTTATTGCCAAAATGTTGTGCTGCGTTAATGCTGGTTGATCGATTGTTTGCGATTGACTTAGATCATTAACTGTTACGCCTGTTGATGCTGCTCCTGAACCAATAAATAAAGATATCCACTTTCTCGCTGTGCCATCAACAGTAGAGAAATTAAAATCCGCGCCTGATGATGTAAAGTTTGTAAAACTTGCTTCAAACTCTTTAACACCATTAAATAATTGGACTAAGTTACCACTTGCAGAAATACTATCTACTACCATTGTAGCTGCTGCATCTTCCATTGAGTAACTATTGCCGAACTGATTTGTTGCATCTGCGACGAAAGTAGAAAACCCAACCCCACTTGTATTTGTGTCTAATGCAGTGCTGTTACCCGTTATCATCAAATTAAAATCAGGTTGGGAAGCCGTAGAACCAAAACTTTTATCACCGGTTGCTGTAGGCGAATCTACGATAGATACATCAACTAGCGGTGAATTCGTAAATTTTAAAGCTAGATATGAAACAAAATCATCTCCAGGGGATGCGCTTGTTGATATTGTGAACCCTGTTGAAGTGTAGGTATTTACATCCCCACCCCAAGTAAGTGAATTGTTGAAAAATTGTCCTACTGAATCCGTATTTGACGTAAATTGACCTGTATTTGAAGTCCCTTGTGCGTCTTGGTCAAATTGTAATATGCCAAAATTTGAATCTGAACCATCATTAACGGCGATTCCATTGGACATTAAAGCCTGTCCACCTACTGAACCATCTATTGCATTAATTCCCACTGAGTTAAGGAAAACCAACGAAGACTCAAAACCGACCGTAGTTATTACAGTTGACGTAGTAGTTAATTGCTTTGTTTCAACCTTTACGTCTGATACATCATCACCATTAATGAGTATGACCGTAACAAAATTAGCGGTTGGTGGTGCATCTGTGATGTCAATTCTAACGCCGTCCGTTATAAAGCTATCAAAATTTGCTCTTCCAGTTTCCGCTGTTTGGGATATGACCAAAATAACACTATCAGTTCTGTGTAATCTTGATGTGTCACTCGCAGAAAATCCATTAAGAGAGAAGTTTGCAACTACTGCCTCGTTCGTGCCATCTGTATAACCAACGCTATTGCGAGTTGAATTTGTTATAGTATCGTCTGTTAAGACACCATCACTGTAAAATATGGCTGCTTTGGGGGTGCCAAATCCACTTATCGTGATGTCTTGGGTGCCTGTAGATGTATTTAACGCTACTCTTACGACTTTAAAATTGACATCAGCCATCAGAAGCTATCCAATGCTATCCAGAACAGCGCCTCATCAGTATAGTCATGTGGTGTTTTGACACCGAGTTCACCAAGACAGAGATAATTAAAAAACCGTCTATACTGATTTTCTGTCGATAATTTTTGAATAATAGTAATTGCATCGGTTTTTTCATCCGCTGATAAATCCATTATTGTAGCAGCATCATTACCATTGATCCGAGATTGTTTAGACTCATCAAGAAGGGAGTGAAATAAATGGATAGCTATTTTAGGTTCCGAAGTGCCAGCTAACCTTGTGAATAATGACATGATTACCTCTTCTCTTGACGTTCTTCGATCGCTGTTAGTTTTCGTTCAAGTTTAATGTTAATTTCTTTTTCTTTTTTATAGACTTTTTCAATATCTACTATGCGTTTTGTGTTTTCTGCGATTCTACGATCACGGCGATAGTCTATCCACTTAAAAATCCATCCCGTTACAAGTGTTAAAAAAGCTATTAATATTCCTATACCTACCGCGTATTGATCAGCGAATGATAATATGCTACTTCCAAGGGCCAAAACGCCGCCTGACTTTACGGTACCATTCGCCAAATCCGTTGTTACGAAGTTGTTCACGTGCGAGCTCCACTTTGTAGATGTACAAGCCAATCTTCACGATAACATATAAAATAAATATGGCAGATTCGTATTTGTATTGATTTTCGATTAAATGTGTCAATAGCATTTTTGTAAGCGTTAACAAGTCCATCTTTAGTCACCAACATTTGTAGAACACTAATAGTTACAATTAACTGATCATAGTACGTGTAGAAAAAACCAGACTTCCCTATTTCTAAATGATGTATTACCATTGCATGACAAAACACCGCAAATACTGCTAAAATTGACAATCGTCTTGCATTTTTGTATTTGATTAAGAATGAAATTAATACTACAGCGACAACCCCATCAAATTTAATTAATACTTGTTTAGCTTCTATATATGACATAGGTTCGAATATTCCAACACTAATCATGATGGCGTTACAAGCACTGGCAACAAGTAAAATAATGGCGCTGTAACGATATCTTCGATCAGCAAATAAAGCTATAACGAAAAACCATAACGCCAATATAACTAACAATGCCATTTTAACCGCCGCCAGGTGGTGGAGGCGGTGGTGGAATTGGTGGTTTGTCTTTATCGTCGTTTGCAGCCATGAGAACTCCGTTGGTTTATGGGTTAGGTGTAACTATACCATGATCACGAAAATACTCAATTATAGACCTCATGGTCTGATATGTCATTTTGTCAGTAGTAACAATAGGATTCATTAATCTATCTGGTTCATCGGTATGTTTTGCCCCGGCTATGTGCGCGAATTCATGCGGGAAAAGTTCAGTGTTTACAGACTTCCAACCATTAAGCCAGATAACGCCACCATAGGCCCAACCGTTAAATTTTGTTTCGCCCTGAGTCTCGCTGTCAGCGGTGATAATTACAAGTATATCCGAATCACTAACGTCGCTCGCTTCGTTTGCCCAAGCTTCGTCAAGGTGCCATGCTGCCGTTATTACAATGCTGCTGGCCCTTACCCAGTCAGTCGGGAATTCTGATTGTAAAACATATTCTTTATCAAGCTTTAAAGTTCGCGTTGTTATTTGGCAACCTTCTCGCCTTGAGCGTGGGCAACGTTTTGTTTCTGACAGCCTGTTAACGTATAAGGCATCGTTTACGTGATTAACCAATAGTTCGCCTATGCTGCCGTTTTCAATTATAGCCGCCTGTGTATAAACAATAGTTACTGTTACTTCTAATGGTACGTCCATGATAAACCTCGCTAGAAATCTTTGTATTCTTCTGAATAGCACACCCTTTTATCATCATCGTGCACGTATTCAAGCTTATGGTTTTTATGTTTTTCTAAAAATTCCCCTGACTTTTCTAAATCACCATCTAAAGGGCCGTCAGAATCTTTAATCCAATGCATTTCTTTACAATCCAAGCATAGCAAGTGTCCGTATATGCTCATCTTAAAATCTCCATGTTCTTTGTAGTTTAATTCCATCTTTAACAAAACGAATACCATAAGGAATCAAGGCACAACCGGCCATATCAGCCAACAAATCTTTTCCGCTTACTTTTTTGTCGGTTAATTCCTTTAATACTCCAACAGCCATACAACCGTAAAAAGCCTTTTTCTTGCTTTTGGTTTTTTGGTAAATGACTGCGCTGATTATCGATGAAGAAACTAAATGCTTTTCTTTGTCCTGTTCGATAGCGCACGTACTCAGGCTTATAAACAACAGTGTAATAAATGCCACTATGTATAATTTCCAAAATGTTTTAATTTTCATTGATGCGCCCTCCGCGCTTCTATCTGTTAACTTGTTTACCATAAATCTTCACTAAATAAATATTTATTCGCTTCGGGGCAAATAGTCTGTTTAATTCGCTTGACGTATTTATATACCTGGCGCCTGTTAAGATATTTCCCAGTATGAGTATAGAAACCTTGACTTTCGGCAGGTCTTCCAATCTTACTTTTTGCACAATTAATTCCTAGTTCTGCCAAATACCTAAAACAATCACAATGCCTATTTGGTTTAGGCAACATAATAATAACTTTTTCGCTTCTTATTGCTACGCCTACTATCATTTTATTCTCCTAGCGATTTTATCCGTTTTTTGTCGAATTTTTGGCAAGTTTTAAAACTAAATATAAAGAAATCCCAAATTGACAATGCTCCTTTCATAACACCTAAGAACATAACTCCGATAAGCAACCTGACCATAAATAAATTAAATTCAGGATTTTCAATATTTGATTTTACCTCAATGTCATACATAAACGACATAAAAAAACCAAACCCGAATAAAATAGACAATAATATTAATGTAGCTATCGTTGACAACGCAAATGATTCAAATGTTTTCATAGCTGTTCCTATATCTGTTGTTTTTCGTTTAATTCCTCACAGTGGTTTATCGCATCTTGCTTTGTATCGCAATATTTTTGTATATAACCTGTTGAATCCTCTACAGCCCACAATTTAACGCCGAAAAAATCGTATGGAATAGGGTGATATTTATTCATAAATGCTCCTATCTGTTATTACATTGGTAATGGTGAATGTTTTGGTTTTGCTTCTTGCTTCGCCTGTATTTTTTCAACGCAAGTCCAAATACGCGCAAGCTCTATTTCACCACAATTGTGCATCTCGATTTTTTCTACTTGTGCAAGACATAAAGCAGCTAGCGTGACCATTACTCCACCAACCTCTTGATATTTTTCACCAACAGGACGATTAAACACATAATCAACCAACTGATGGGATTCACTTTGAGTACAACCACACGCTTGAACTAACTCTAAAGCCTCTTCAAGAAAACGATGATTGCGCTCAGTTGTATCGTTGGATATTTTTATTCCAAAACAAGTTAATAGCCAAGGTTTAACTCTTTGTTGAAAAGATTTTTGTTCAAACATAAATCCTCCATTCGGTTATTGTGGGTGCTTAGTATTATACTTACTAATTACACCCACGTTTATTGTTAAATATATACCACTTAACTAGTATATTTAGCATGACTTATTTTATTAGCTATTTCAGCAATTTCATTCAATCTCTTTACAGCGTTTGTTAATTTTGGCTGAGGAACACAATTTATTGCTGAACTCTGGCTGATAGAATAATCTTTTACAAAGTGATCATATATTGCCGCTTTTAGATTATCACTAGTAATTTTTGTTAGTTTAAGGATGAGCGATATTGTTTTATCGCTCTCCATACCTTTGTGTAAATATTTCAAAGTGGTTCCTGTTAATAGTTAATTGATAACTGAGGAAGCAAACCTTTCGCGGCCAGTTTTATCATTGTTTTGCCATCATCTTCACTGATGCCATTTTTAATCAACACTGCCAATATTCCTCTGTGAACTTTCGCCCGATATTGTTTATTGGCTTCACGCTTCCTGGTTTCTTCGTTGGTGATTCTAATTTTTTCCTGCTGCCTTAGTATTTCATCTTGTTTTGCTTGTTCTACATCTGCCAAGCGTTTTTTTTCAGCGTTGTCGGCATCCTTCTTTGCATTTTTAATACCATCTAATCGATTGTTTTCTGCGTCGATAGCGTCTTGTTTTGCTTTTTCTTCAAGGTAAATTCTGTTCCTTTCCGCTTGCTCTGTCGCTAACTTTTCCCGTTCTTGTGCTGCGATTTTTTCACGCTCTGCCGCCGCTGCATCATTGATAAGTTTCTGTTTTTCCTTTTCAACTCGCTCACGTTCTTCTTTGGCAAGACGTTCGGCTTTCTCCGTTGCCTCTTTAGCTGCCTGAATTTTTAATTTTTCTTCGCGGTCGATACGTTCTTTTTCAAGGCGTTCATCTTCGGCTTTTTTATCCGCTTCAAGTTTGATTTTCAATTCGGCAGCATCACGATCAAGCTTTTCGTTTAGCAATAAACCGATTTCATGATCGTTTTCTTTTTTAATTGCTAACTCTTTTAATTCAACCTGTTTGATTTTTTCATCTTCGATTAACTGTAGTTTATCCTCGACTGCTTTTACTTCTGCGTTAGTATCAGCCCTAACTTTATCCAAACCCAAACCTAATTCTTTGCTGTATTTTTTTATATTTACTATTTTTTCTAGCTCTGGCGCTATATTTTCCTCAATGCCAGCAATTAATTTACTTGCCTCTTTTTCCATCAACGTTTTTAACTTGGTAGCTTGGAAGGCATTACTTCTTATTTTTGCTCTGCCTACCTTGGTTTCAAGGTTGCCGCCATCGCTATTTTTTACCGCATCCTTAGCACGTTTTAAAAGGCTATCTATTCCTTTTTGTGTAGATAGAGCGGTAAGTTCACTACCTTTTTCTATATTTACTAATGCATTACCCATGATTATTCCTTATTTATCCCACTGTTGGCCGAATTCCATGCCTAACTTATTAAGCATTAGATCCATTTCTTCTGTAAAAATACCCATAGCATCATCAAGTAAAGACATGGCATTTTCATCCCTTTCTATCTCTATCATGTGTAATTTTTTACAATTAACCATGCGAGGATCAAATTTTGCAACGTGCCACATATCAAGCCCAGATACCCACATGTTAAATTGACATTGATGCCTTTCTTCATGTTTTATTTTATCTTGAGTTGCAAATTTAATGTAGACACCTTTGTTGTAAGGGCATTTTAACTCAAGCCCGATACCGCTAGAATTCTGAATTATTCCGTCAGGGCTAGCACCGGCACGCATAGAACTATCTTTATATATGAATGGCAACTCAGCAACGCTGTTAAAGGTCAATGCTTTATAAGCCTCTCTTGCTGATGATTCGTGATCCCTACCCCAAGCTAAAGGTTTTGCTTTTATGTCGGTTGGCACTTCAGGAGCACCAACAATAGCTACCAAATCTTCCATGTAAGTTTTACGACCTAGTGTTGACGGTGGCGCTATATTGTAATCAGTTCCGTAGATAGTGGTTTTCGCCCCCCGCTTAGTTGAAAATAAGTGTTTTGAATTACTAGCCGTGAATACAGCAAACCTTAAAAAATGCCAATCATCAGATGTTTGTTCAACAAGTGTTGTCTCGAAATCAAAAAGGTGATTAATATCTTTAAGCTCTTTAATGAAATTTCTCATTGTTTTGCATTCTCCAGTTTTATTACAGCGGCACTTGCGGCGGCTTCGGTTATGTCTTCAAATTTTTCAACATTAAGCCACGGCAGATAATCACACTCTTTAGCTTCTCGCTGAATCAATATATCTTTTAAAGCTTGGATAGGATTTTCTATAACTTTAGGGGTAATATCTTTTTCAGTACTTATACCCTCTCCGTTATCAGTGTTCAGTAATTGAATGGCAGAATTGAGTCGATCAACTTTGGGCCAATAACTAGATGCTCTTTTTATCGCTGTTTTTCTCCACATTTGAAATTCATTAGAAACCCAAGGGCAAGACTTATTGCTATCTTTTAAATACGCTTTATAAGCCTCTGAACAAGCCCTTGCTTTATAGACTTCTTCTTTATTTAACTCTTCTGTTAAGTAAGCCCCTGTTGATGTTCTTACAGTACAATAAACCCCTACTGCCTCCCCGCGCTCTTCACTGTTGGCAAATGCGTTATAATTATGTGTTGGCTCACTGTCTACCCCGTTATTCTGGTAAATGTCATTTGAATAAACAACCTTAGTTTGGCAAAACTCTATAGATCCCGTTGATAACGCCAAGTGCTGAAGCCCCTGATACATAATATCTAAGCAAATCTTACCTTTTCTTGGTATTAAAGCGGCATGTTTACTTGCCGGGTTTAGGCTAATACCGATACTCGCAATACTAATCATTGCACCTTGTAGGGCTGTTCTATTTTGATTCGCTACTTTTTCTAAATAAGGATTGTTAGCAATTGCAAGAATAGCAAACTGCTTTTCTTTTTCCCATGTGATGGATTCATCAGAAATAACAGGTATAAATAAACCTTCTTGCTCGCCTATGTATTCAATTAAATTATTCATCATCTTCCTCTAGACATTCATCACAAATATCGGAAAACTCATCATCTTCTGATATTGATTTTTCACAAATTGTACAAAATGGCACATCATCTGGCTTATTCCAGGGTAAGTGTTCGCCACTGCCTTGGCAGTCGTCGGGGTAATTACTCATCCGTATAACTCCAAAGTGTTAAATTATCACTAAGCATTATTTCAACAATCAAATCTTCATTAAATCTTTTGTTAAACTTTATTATTTTACATTTCTTTGTTGCTGAATTGTGACCAACTGGCTTTATCGGATTTTTAGCAATTATCTCTTTATCCGCTAAAGGTGGGTTTATTTTGGTACTTAGCCATTCAATTGACATCTTACTTTCCTTCTATTCCGTATTGAATTAATTCGTCTTGGTATTCCAAGTGACAAGCGTATGAATAAAGCGCTAGTGCCAGGATAAACCACAAAGCGCTATTGGTTTTCTTTTTCATGATGCATATTCCAGAGCACGATCATCTTGTTCATCTAATAACCTTTGAGTCTGGTAACTAGCCCATGCAATTTTTAATTGTCTTTTTTGATCCCAATGCATTTGCAAAACCTTTGCAAAAACAAAAGCGCCAGGATCAACGATACTTATCATCTTTCCACAAAATTCGATTGCTGAAATAGTAACGCCGTCGTTTGTTTCGACTGTGATGTTTTTGTTGTTAACTAATAATGTTGTTTGCATGTTAAGTACCTCCGTTTATATTTTTCACCCAAAAACCCCAGTTAAGGGGCATTGGGAGTAGACGATTCTCTAGGGCGTTACCCTTACGTTGCATAATCTTGTCCTCTTGGATTTAATATGTTTGTGATATAAACAATAGCACAATAAAATATAAAATCAATATTAATTCACGAAAAACTTGTATTATTTAATTCCGGCCGTATAATGTAATTATCAAACAGATCCTGGAGCCCACTAAATGAAATTAGGCATATCACTAAAAATGGCATTGGCGAAAACACCAATGAGAAATAAAACCCTCGCTGAATTAATCGGCACATCAGAACAACAAGTCTCAAACTGGATAAAAACGGGCTCAATAAAGAAATCTAGCCTGATCCGTATTTGTGAAATATTAAACATGAAGGTTAGTGAGTTTATTGCACTAGGGGAATGAGATGAACATATTGGCAACAGCAAAAATAACAGCCAAACAATTAGGTTTGTTTTATCCTAAGTTGGTTATTGTAAGCACTGGAAGTTGTTATATTCACCTAACAGACTGCAAAATTAAATACATCCGTGTTGCAAATCATACCGGCCATAAAGAAAAACCTAAAACATGGCAGATCAGAAGTGATGTTAGCAGTTCACGAAAAGGCACTAACAGAATTTACAATACTATCGATAGATTAGTATCAGATTTGATTTCATTAGGGGAATAAGATGCATTATTACCAATTCAATATAGGTGATTATGCAAAATACACTCGGCATCTAAACCTAATTGAAGATTTAGCCTATAGACGGCTTATCGATCATTATTATTTAACGGAAAAACCTTTGGCACTGGATGTTAAAAAATTATCTAGATTGATCGGCATGCAAGAAAATAAAGAAGAAGTTTCCCAGGTTTTAGATGATTTCTTTTTAAAGTCAGAAGATGGTTATTATCAAAATAGAATTAATGAAGAAATAATTAAATATCATTCAAGGGCTGATTCTGCAAGGGCTAACGGAAAAAAAGGTGGTAGACCTAAAAAACCCACAGAAACCCAGTCGGTTAATTTAGCTAACCCAGACGAAACCGAAAGCAAAGCTAAAAAAAGCGAATCGAAAGCTAACCAAGAACCATTAACCACTAACCAAGAACCATTAACCAAAGATCAAGAGACTTTGCCAACTATCGTTAGCGACGATGATCAAAGTTTACCCGATAAAAAGATTTCTGATGAAGACGTTGAATTCTCGAAATGGTTTTATGAAAAACTTGTTGAATTAAACCCAAAGCAGAAAAAGCCTAATTTTAATAAATGGGCTGACACTGTAAGACTAATTCGTTCTGTTGATAAAAAGTCGTATCAGGAAATGAGCGACTTGTTTATGTGGGTTAACTCTGATGATTTTTGGAAAGGTAATATTTTAAGCCCTATTAAACTTCGTAAACATTGGGATATGTTAGTTATTCGAATGAATAAAATATCTACTAAAAATGATATTAACGCCATAGATACAGATTTTAGCGCCCCAGAGGACTGGAACAATGAAAATATCAATGCTTGACAAAATAAAACGCATGGCTGGTCGGAGTAAAAACAAATTTACCTATGCTGACGCAATGAGAATACGAGAAGTAGGCGCAAAAGAAGTGAGTGACGCCATTGTATCAAGACGTAAAAAAATGTCCTTAAATTCGATTATAGGGCGTTCTGGTATTTTACCTCTTCATCAAAGTTGCTCTATTGAAAATTTTTCTGTCACCGATCAAGTTCAAGCTTTTGCCAGGGACTTTTCTAATAATTACATTAAGTATTTTAATTACAACAAAGGCACAGGGTTTATTTTCTCCGGTGGTACTGGAACAGGAAAAAATCATTTAGCGGCGGCAATATGTAATTCACTAATGGCACAAGGTAAAACTTGCATGGTGATCACTGTTACTGAGCTAATGATCAAGATGCGAAAATGCTACGGTGACAGCCCCGAATATTCAGAAGATGAATTTATAAAACAATTAATAAGCTTTGATTTATTGGTTCTTGATGAAATTGGTCTGCAAAAAGGCAGCGATCACGAAAAAATAATACTCAACCAAATTATTGATCAGCGTATTGGTAATTTAAAGCCAGTTGGTGTATTGACCAACTTAGATCACAACCATGTAAAAGATATTTTAGGTGAACGAATCTTTGACCGTTTGAAGTCGAACAACAGCCAATGGATACCGTTTAATTGGAGCAGTTACAGGTAATGAATATAATGAAAAAATTAGACTGGAAAAAACAGCATTGCGGAGTTCATAGAGCTTCATGGGATCAGTTACTTAAAAGTATGCCTGAAGTTGCCTTTATGATTTATCAAGATTTTCCTGATGATCATAATTTATTTACATGGGACGTTAAAGTTCACATGTTAATGCCTAATCAATTCGCTTGTATTCCTAATTGGCATTTTGACAACATCCCTAGAGTTAATAACGCGCAAGATTGGGATCAAGTTAGAATTGATTTACCAATGTATCTTTGGGTTTCTGGCGAGCCTTTAACTGAGTTCAAAACCACAGGAAAAATAAACGCTGAGGAATGGGTTAAGTTTACTCAAAAAGACGAACACAGAGGAACTATGTCAAATGATTTTCAATGGCGTGGATTTATCAGAGCTACACACAAAGATATTTTACCGGCTAATGATTCTGGTGTTGACGTAACAAGAAGACACTCACAAGTATATTTAGATTCAAGTAATTTTAGTTGGTAAAAGATTAAAGATGGTATTACTAAGAAGTTAAATTAAACAAAGGAAATTATTATGCAAATTTTAAAAGTATGTGTTGAGAACAGCCCTATGTATAACATTCTTGAGCGTTCGATAGTCGAAGCAGAGCGATTCATCAAAAAAGCCAAAGAAGCACAGCAAGTATTAATTGATGATAAATGGGCGTGGGCTCGTTCAAAAGAAACAGCTTCAGCAAAACGGGCTAGTATGGATTTAACGCGTGAATTAGTTAATGTGAGAAAGTGATCATGAGTATTAAATCACTTCGTAAAAAATATATTAAAGCTAAAAATAGTAAGGTCAACGTACGATTAGCAATGATTGATTTGCTCGGTAATTCAAATGCCGACTATACCACTGAAAGAATGAATGGTCATTTGTACAAGTGCGGTATGAATACAAATGAAGAAGCTATTTATAAAATATTTTTAGCTTTGGAAAAGGAAGGTGTTGTTATTTTTGTTGGGCATATACCAATTTATACCGAAAACAACCGAGTATATATAGGCACTGATCCGGTTTTTGGATTAATTGAACAAATACCATTTATAGAGTGTGAAACATGACTAAAAAAATATGCGTAGAGTGTCACTCAGTAAAATATAAGTTAAAATAGTTTGGTGTTTTGCTTGCATAATACAAATAGTTTGATATAATTGTACTGTAGCCTTAATTAACCACATCGGATAAAATTATGAACATTAGAAATTTAACAAAAACACAATATATAGCCATTGCCTCTGGATTATTATTTACAGTTGTCGTTTTCGCTGGTTTATCTGAAAAAATGTACAAAGTTGCTGAATGCAGAGCAACGGTAAATAGATATGTTACTGCTGAATATTCTGAAACGTCAACATCAATTGATTTTGAGGGTAATTTATCAGTAGATACAGATTATTGGTCTGAACCAGCGTCTAATACTCATCGAATTACTACCGTTAATGGCGAATTAGCCTCTAGTGATTTTGAAGGATCCAGCGTGTCATACCAAGCATTCTACCCGCCAATGCCACAATGGGATAATTCAATGCGTAGACATGCCGATTTCGATAATTTTAAAAAACACACCGACACAAATCTAACGGTTTTCATAAAGCTTAACGAAGAAAGTGATTATTTTTCTAATCCTATCAGCGATAACCCAAAGTGCATAGGTAAACTAAACAACACCATCATTGTTGATACGTGGTACGGCATAACTTACGGTAGTGAATTTTGAATATAATATCTCGAGGTAAAAATGGCAGCATCTAAAGAAGCAAAAGAATCTGGTTTAAAAAACTTATTGGTTGTTAGTAAATTAACAAATCAAAGCTACCAGACATTAAATAACTGGTGCAAAAATAAACCTGAACTATTCGAAATAGTATTACTAGGTTGTAAAGCTAAACTTAAGGACGATAACAATGAAGAGCACTACTAACGGTGATATGCCAATACATTATAGGTATGAAGATTACGCAACAGAGTCCGGTCTTGAAATCAAGGTTAGTAAGTTTTATCCGGTTAGAGAAACACGTTGCTTTTATTTTGTCACTAACGAATGGGAAAACGAATCGTGGATAAAAAACCCAAGCCAAAGAAGGGTATCCAAGGATTCAATGAGGCGTTATTGCTATCCAACCAAAAAAGAGGCATTGCATTCATACAAAATGCGAAAGAGATCACAAATACAACATGCTGAGTTTGCCTTAGCAAAAGCAGAACGGGCACTTAGTAAACTGGAACATACAGATCGCGAATTTGATAATTTATTCGCGGGTAGACCAGATTATTGGGATGGTCTAAATTTTAATTTGTAATGACAGGTGATAAAAAATGAATGAGTTAATAATTTATTATATTATTTTTTGTTATGCATTCTCTTTGGGGTGTATAACTTGCGAAGGTGCGAAAGGTGAACAAGTTATTTTACTTATATTTGCACCCGTATCATTGCCGCTGTTGTTCCTATTTAAAATATTGCGGTTTAAATAAAATCATGACATCACATTACATATTACTAGGTTTAATCTGGAAAGGGATAATAAAGTGACTATTGAATTGCATAACATCGACTGTATGGAATATATGAAAACATGCAAGGATAATGAATTCGATTTGGCTATTGTTGATCCGCCTTACGGTATAAATGTCAATGTGAGTATGGGGCGTAGAAGAGGTAATAAAAAGTCAGATTATCACAAATTTGCGGGTGGTGATTCTCAGGCGCCAGAAAAAGAGTATTTTATTGAACTTGAACGGGTTAGTAAAAACCAGATAATATGGGGAGCAAATCATTTTATAGATAGACTGCCAAATCCGAATAGTAAATCTTGGGTGGTTTGGGATAAGCGATTTAGCAATGATGTATCCTTTGCAACTGCAGAGCTTGCGTGGACAAGTATTGATAAGGTAATAAAAACATTCTCTGAAAGTTCAGCGGACAGATTTAGAATTCACCCTACGCAAAAGCCAGTACGACTATACGACTGGCTACTTTTAATGTATGCAGAACCTAACCAGAGAATATTAGATACACATCTAGGTTCTGGCTCAATAGCAATAGCCTGTTATTATTTCGGTGTTGATTTGGTTGGATGCGAGTTAGATAAAGATTATTTTGAAGCGGCAAAGGCTAGAATTGAACAATCTACATCACAAATGGATATGTTTTGAAACAACAAGAGTTACCACTACCCACAGAATTT